CTTATACTGCACCCCACTCTCTTTTATGCGCTGCAGGCTTTTATAAAGAAGTTAATCCTATCTCCACCACTTCTCCCTCCTACTGATTACGGTGAGGTTTTCGCTCGACAACATAGACCTACACAACGACAAAATTTTTGGTCCAACTTGGCAACCCACCCAATTGCTCGTGTCTCTATGTTTATTAAAGGTGAAAGTTATGCTGATCCTAAACCACCACGACCTATTTCCGTAATCAATCCCGCCATTAAACGCGAATATTCACGGTTTATGTATGCTCTTGAATCGATATTGAAGCATCAACCGTGGTACGCGTTTGCCCATACCCCACAGGAAATAGCAACTCGAGTTGCTCATGTTCTGAGTAAAGCTGAGTATGCCGCCAATACTGATTTTAGTAAGTTTGACGGCCATGGTAGTAATATCATGAGAACTTTCGAACGTATGATTCTAAGTTCTGCTTTCCGTACCGAGTATCATGGTGAACTCTTTAAGTTACATGATCAACAATTTAATATGCAAGGTTACGGTCGTTTCGATACATGGTATGAAACGGGGTTTTCACGAGCTTCAGGCTCGCCCGAGACTTCTATTTTTAATACGTTGTTTAATGCCTTTATTGGCTTTTATGCTTATTGGCTATCTAGTAAATCGTATGATGAAGCTTGGGAACATTTGGGCATATATGGTGGCGATGATGGTCTATCCGCAATGATACCTAAGAAATGGTATCGTGTAGCTGCTTCACATGTTGGTCAAGATTTAACCATCGATATGGTTATGCGTGGCAAATTTGGTATTAAATTTTTAGCCCGCATTTATTCTCCAAACGTGTGGTACGGTGATGTCACCACTTGTTGTGACTTGCCTCGACAGCTATCTAAATTCCATACTACTGTTAATATGGGCTCAAACGTAACCCCCACTATGCGTTTTCTTGAAAAGATACGTAGTTATGCTTTGAGTGATCATTCTACTCCCATTATTGGTTCGCTGGTACAAGCTGTTATAGCTATCACTGGCGATATACCTTTTGATGAACGTATGTTTGCAATGAGGTCTTGGCTTGGCCATTTTGACCTAGACAAACAGTATTGTAATGATCCTGCGGATTGGATGGATGAATATATTAATCATGCCTTACCAGATTTTGAACATGTTAGATTTAATAAATGGTTATCTAGCTGTAAGGCAGTTGAGGATTTTTTAACCCCACCCTTATGCTTGGAAATCGCCGAACCGGTCATTAAGAAACCGTTGATTGTAGGTGACCAAGTTTATCCTTTGAATCACGTTGTGAATTACACACGTAAGCCCCACCCTGCGTATATACGTATGATGGAAGCGCGTGGTTGGGACGTACCTTATGAATTTCGTAAAGATTTACGTCCTTTACCAGTTAAGAAGGATAAAGGTGGTGGTTTTCCAACACTTCCCTTGCCAGATCATAAGAAGAAATCTGATCTCAAGGTTACATCTATGCCTGTTCCCATTCCAGTTGAA